CAAATCTTCCTTTGTACGTATCTTCTTATTTTTTGAACAATTTAATCTTTGATTAATCCTTATCCATTCATGAATATCATCCACATCTATATTAATCATATTATTCTTAGGAAGTTCATACGCAATTTCAAAATCCTGTTCTTTTTTATATTCCATTCTTTCATTAAAAGTTGATAATCTATGCTCAAACCATTTTTTTCTTCTTAATAACTCTGTCAGCAACACTTCTTCGTAAATCCAAGGCGAAAATGTATACTCTTTTTTCCCTGATAATGTATTCTCCAAAACCGGAACAGAATTATTTGTATTGACAAATATAACTATTTCCGACAAGTCCATTACCTGCATTATTGCGGATGTCAACATTGCATGTACATGACTCGTTGTAATATTTCTTTTTTGATAATCATATGTTCCATCTGAGTTCTTGCACTTTATATCATCTATTTCTTTAAGTAAATCATCGGCACTTCCCCAATAAAATGTATCGACGAAAACATTTAAATTAAACTGTTCCATCAGCATTCCTGCAATTGTTAATACCAATTTCTCATCATTATGTGAATATGACAAAAAGACATCATAGTTGTTTTTATCAAACACCTCTTTAATTAACTTAGTCCCATTTATAGTTCCATCATTAAGGTAGTTCTTCAACAAATAGTTATATTCATCTTTAAATTCTTGTTTGCATTGCCAACCTATATTATTCCAAAGTTTTATTTGCTCTGTAGAATTATATTTCACAACATCTTCGATTTCTTTATTTGTTACTTTTAAATCAAACGCTCTATACACTATCGTTTTGCCCTCACAATTATTTTATTAACAATTGGGTCTGTCCTTTTTTCATATGCTTTGTTCACATACATCTCTGGATTCTCTATAAAATCATCCCATTTTACTAAAACACAATATCTTTGATATTCATTCCAAGAACAACCTTCATGAGGTTCTATATAATAATTTTGACTAAACTCTCGTATTACAGTGTCATCATCAATTTTAACATAATTATGGCTATAACCACACGATGAGCACATATATGTTCCACCAAAAATTTTCTCATACATCTCAGGTGTTACTACCCCCAAGATTCCATTTCTTGTATTATTTTTTCCGTTATACAGCGAAGCCTGAAGTTCTCTAATTATAAAATAGTTTTTTGGTCTTCCAAAATAATCATACCCTTCTTTTTCGGATGAATGTACTCCTATCAGACAAATAGTAACCGTTGAATCTTTAAGATAATCATTGCGTATTACTTGCATGATATAATCTCCATTTTCACTTTCTATAACTCTGTCTAATGTTTTATCAATGATATCTTCTTTAGAAAACAATTTAACAAGTTCCTCTTTATAGTAATTATCTTCTTTCTTAAAACTCACAAAGCATTTATGTCCCATAACCTTTCCTCCTAAACATCCAATGAAACTTTATCCCGATCTTTTGAATAAATAATAATGTTAGCGCAGCCTTGAATTTTGTCCTCATATAGTTTAAACAATGATGTTATAACTTCTAAAGATTCTTCTCTAGTTACTCCTGTTCTGGATTGTCCTGTTCCCAATAAAGGAAGATATATATCAAATCCATTTCCCTTTTTATCATAATAATCAATAAGTTTTATAATTGTCTGTACCAAATCTTCTTTTGTATTCTGTGCATTATTATTTTCATCAAATTCTGACAATGCCATCAGATAAAAAACTGTATTTTCATACTCATATTGCGCAATTGTCCCCTTTTCATAACATTCTATTTTACCTCTATCCTTAATGTCATGGTTCAATATTTTTGCAGGCACAATTCCTTGCAAACTAAGGCTATCATTTATTCCCTTATCTATATCTGAAATCGGAACATTTTTCTTCTTCATGCAATTAAGCCACTGTCCATGTATCGTTGAAGGACTTACTAAAGGTTTATTCACTACCGCCAAGTTCTCATCCACAATTGTATCAAAAGTTGTATTTACACTAACAACAACAATTCTTTTCTTTCCTTTTGTAGAAAATGCTGTTTTCCACAAATCACCATATCTTAATATTATTTTTCCTTTTATACACTCAAGTTTTTTATAAGTTAATACTTTTACAATGGCAAATGCAAACGACAAAAGAATCAAAATAACTATCGCTAAAACTTTACTACAACATGACTCTATTTTAAAATCACTTCTATCAAAAAACAACAGACATGCTGATGCCAGCCCAAAAACAAATCCACATGCTAATTTATAATAATCCCAAAATAGTTTCCCGTTTATTTGAATTTTTTTCAACATACTATTTTTTCCTCCTAATCATAATAATTTATTATATCATAATTTGTTCTTTTTTGATAGAAAAAACGCCCCAGCCATAAGCCAGAGCGTCATCTTTCTTCTATATTAAATTGCCTTAAACATTTTCTGCGACATCGGTTTCTCATTCTTCTTTTCAATCTCTGCCTGTGCCTTCCGGAACTCTTCCATCCGTTTCAGCTCTTCCTCAGCATCATCAAATCCGATATGCGTATACACATTCATCGTGACCGAAACATCCGAATGCCCCATGAGGTACTGTAGTGTCTTTGGATTCATTCCCGATTTTGCCATATTGGAGCAGTAGGTGTGCCTACAAACATGTGGATGTGTCAAGTATAGGACAAAAAAAATTTTATTTTTTTCTGCAGAAGACTATCTGACGCTTCCATCAGGTAGTCCCAGCACCTTTATTATCTTCTGATAAGTCATTTTTGTCCTGCTCAAGTTATCTCTGTTCTGAAAAAATATCGTCAAAATTCCATTCGATTTCGATTTCATCCTGACTATGAACACGGATCACCTTGATAATCTCACGCAGCTTCTCTGTATCGAACTTCTGAATTCCCAAGAAATCTTTTAGTTTTATTTTATCAGAAAGTTCATTTTGTTCAAGAAACTTTTTGCTATTCTCCGCATCTTCTATTTTTCGTTTAATTTCATCCAGCTGTCCACTTATCTTTTCCGCTCTCTGCTTATACAAATCACGATCCATACGACCATCTTTGTAATCATCATAGAGTTTCATCTTTTCCGAGGTCAACTGTCGGCTCTGCTTTTGCAATTCTGCGGTATTGATCTCTTTGTAGTCGCATTGCCTGTTGTAAGATACTTTCTTTTCTTTTTCCAACATTGACGCTGCATACTGATGAACAAGCCCAAGGATATTCTCCTCCAGCGGTTCCCGTCGGATCACCAGACTTCGACACACAGGATCTCCATTGGTTCGAGCATCTGAGCATTTTAGCAGATGCTCCGTTTCTTTTAGTAAAGAATGCCCACAGTTGGCACATAGCAGCAATGCCGGCTGTTTTTTACGTCTTTCCAGAGTAAAATTGGTGCGTGATTCCGCAACACTTCTCTTCTTTTTCGGATGCATTTCATTTGCTTTTTCAAACAATTGCCTGTCTATAATTGCCGTATGATGATTTTCCAGGCGAACCCATTCTGTTTCATCATTCAGAACAGCTTTATGGCCAGTATGCATACTACAACGCGTTTTGCCCCAGATTCTGGTTCCAATATAAATCTCATCCCGGACAATTGCCGCTACTGTCGTAGGGCTCCAGTGTTTCTTTTTGATCGTCTCAAACCTCTGGAACTGTACCTGGTCCCCTCTTGATAATTTCTGCTCATCACAAGTGACAATCTCCTGTCTGTTCAATTCCCTTGTAATATCTGCAAAACTTGTTCCTTCCGCTGCCATCCGAAAAATCATTTTTACGACTTTTGCAGCCTCTGGATCAACTTCCAGCCTTCCATCTTTTCCTTTTTTATAGCCATATCTGGCATTTACCGGAAGGCGTGTACCATTTCTCGTTCTTGTCTGCAATGCTGATGAAATTTTCTTGGACAAATCCAGGCTATACATATTGTATACCAGATTCTGCAATGCCACATTCATTCCACCAGTCATTCCGCTGCTTGCAGCACTGTCATAGCTGTCATTAATCGAAATAAATCGAATCTGTAGAAGTGGGAAAATATATTCAATATAAAATCCAACTTCCAGATAGTCTCTTCCGAATCTGGAAAAGTCTTTTATAACTACACAACCGATTTCTCCACTTTTCATGTCATCCTGCAGCTGTTGAAATCCCTGCCGTTTAAAATGAGTACCGCTGACACCGTCATCCACATATTCCAGGATATCTGACTCAGCTACACCCAGCTGATCAATCACAAATGATTTTAACAGAATTCTCTGAGAAGTTACACTGTCGCTCTCTTTTTTGGCTCTGCCATCTACATTGTCATCTTCTGCGGATAAACGGATGTAAACAGCTGTTTTTCTATGATCTGTCATCTTGTCTGCGCCTCCTTCTCTTTCTTTAATTTCTGTAAATCTGCAAACTGATCGTCATATACCAGCTTGATCTCATAATCATACTTACCATGGATAATAATTGAATCCACAAAGGCATCTGCCATTTCTTTTGTCAGCTTACGCTTTGACATATAAGTATGTATCACATTTCCCCAGCCTTCTTCAATGTGGTAATCCTGGGAATACCGAACCTGTGCCGCCAATACTGTGTCCAGACGGCTCTTGATATTCTCAATTTCATTGGAATAGATCCGAGAAAACTGTATGTACTCTTCTTCTGTAATCAAACGTTCCGAGTAATCTTCATATAAATCCGATTTACGCTTACTGATACGGCTCAGTTCCCGTCGAAGTTTCCCCACTTCTTTATCCAAAAGCAGGTACTGTGTCTGATTTTTGGAAGCTGTATTCATTTCCTGAATCATTTTTTCCGTATCCAATACGGTTTTCATATGCGTTTGGATCAGGCGAAGAACATCGTCATCCACATATTCTTTTCTGACTCTGTGCCCTTTGCATTGCTTTCCTCCGGATTTATGGTTAGTATTGGCTCCGCAGATATAAAAGAATGTGCCATTTCTTTCTCTGGACAACGTCATGCGGTTGCCACAGCCTCCGCACCATATTTTTCCTGTATAGAAATTATGGTTTCTAATAGCCCCATTGTTCTGCTGATGTTTCTTCTTATAAGCTTCCGTATATTCCTGGATTTTAGATTGTACCTGTTGAAACAACTCTCTATCTATAATCCCTTCATGCGTGTTCTCCACATGCACCCATTCACTCTCTGGTCGATTTCTCTGTTTATTTCCCTGGAAAACACTTTGCTGATATTTTCCAAATACAGAATCACCTGTGCAATGAACATCCTGAAGAACTCGTTTCACTTCATAATTGTTCCAGGGTTTTGACTCCGGAAGCGGCTTCTCACCGGTTTTATAGAATTTTCTCTGTAAAGTCGGCGATAAAACTCCATCTTTATTGAGCTGTCTTGCAATATCACTATAGTTCCTGCCATCCATATACATAGAAAATATACTTTTCAAATGTTCTGCAGCTTCTTCATCAACGATCAGCTGATGATGGTCTTCTTCTGACTTTCTGTAACCATACGGTTCCCAGGCACTTGTAAATTTTCCTTTTTTCCAAAGAGCTTTTTTTGCGCTGCTGCTCTTTTTGGCAAGGTCTTTCGAATAGAACTCATTGATAATATTCTTCAGTGGAACTGTAAGATCCACACCTTCTCTGAAGGAATCGAAATCATCTGTCACAGCCAGGAATCTTACATGAAAAAACGGAAATACTCGTTCAATATAGTTGCTGGTTTCGACATAATTTCTTCCAAGTCTGGACAAATCTTTTACAATAACACAATTGATTTTTCCATGCTTGATATCTTCCATCATCTGTACGAATCCAGGACGGTCAAAATTTGTACCTGAATAGTCTGAGTCCTTATAAACTTCCGCAACCGAAATATCTTCCGTATCTGCTACAAAGTTTTTCATCAATTCCACCTGGGTTTCTATCGTCCCTCTTTCTAATGTTTCTTCTGTTTCCATTGAAATTCTGGCATACAATCCTGCCCGGAATGGTCTTCTCACCTCTGTCTGGACGGTTGCACTGCCGACTACTGTCGGAATGTTTTTCCTACTCTTTCGTGCCATTTTATACAACCTCCTTTACCTTGACCTGCAGATTATTATCATCATCTACTACCGTATCAACTCCCATAGCCGGTAATTGATTCAGCAATGTCTGATAACAATCATCAAAATCAAAAGTGATCTCTATATTCTTTTTATCATATACTCTGATTTTCCTGATCAGTTCTACCACCACTGTGCGGGACAGTTCTTCAATATCCTGATATTTCACAAAATAATCCAGCCAGGTATTGGCATTGTCTGCTTTTTCCAGCTCACTATCCATTTCTTTCTGGATTGCACGGATACTCTCTTCCGCATTTCTAAGCCTCTTTCCATAGGCTGCATGAAGCTCTACATAGTCTTCTTTTGATACAATGCCCTCTTTCATATCCGAATAGAGCATCATCCGTAACTCCTTACAACGTTCTGTCTCCTGTTTTTTCTTCTCCAGCCTGTCCTGCAGCTTCTTCATATTGATCTCCTGAAATGGCACAGTACCAACAAATTCCAGGACTCTTTTCAGGTGCAGGATATTCTGGATATGCTGTTTCAGCATCACCAGTACGGCATCTTCCAGATCCTTTTCCGGTATTCTATGACTAGAACAGCGTTTTGTTTCTTTATTTGCGGAACATAGATAATAAGCATATTTTTTCCCTGCCACAGTAGAAACCTTTCTTGTCATAGGTGCACCACAATCCGCACATACAGCAATTCCGGATAACAGATATACCTGCTTTTGGTCAGGTGAAGTACGTGTATCCATGCCCAGAAGTCTCTGAACAATTTCAAAATCACGGTCACTCACCAGTGGCTCATGATTTTTCTCAATCCGGATCCAGTCATCTTCCGGTTTCACATAAGTCTGCTTCACTTTATGGTTCGGTGTTGTCCTTTTTCCCTGCACAAGATTTCCGATATAAACCTCGTTTTCCAGTATCCTACGGACTGTAACGGAACTCCAAAGTGCCTGTTCTTTCTGCCGGAAGCCAGTTTCATAATGACTGCCGCTGCTGATTTTATATTCAAATGGGGAAAGAATACCCAGTTCATTTAAACGATTAGCGATCGCATCCTGACTCATTCCCCGCAGCTTCATCTTAAAAATATCCTGTACTACACTGCCTGCAGATGGGTCAATCTCTAATTTATGCTTATCTGTCTTTGTCTTCCTGTATCCAAATGCTACAAACGGAGTCACGCACTCACCTTTTTTCCTCTTAATCTCAAGATTACTCCTGATCTTAATAGAAATATCACGACAATAAGCATCGTTGATTAAATTTTTAAATGGGATAATGATTTCGTCTGCCTGATTCTTTCCCTTAAGACTGTCATAATTATCATTGATAGCAATAAAACGCACACCAAGAGCCGGGAATAATCTCTCGATATACTTCCCGGAATCAATATATTCCCTTCCAAATCGTGATAAATCTTTTACCACTACGCAGTCTACAATCCCACGCCGGATATCTTCCAGCATTGCCTGGAATGCAGGGCGCTCAAAATTAGAGCCTGAGTAGCCATCATCAACTCGGACTGAAACAACTTCTATATCTTTTTTGTCTTTCAGGAAATCCAGAATCAAAGCTTTCTGGTTAGAAATGCTGTTACTTTCCAGTTTTGCTGAACTGGAAATATCGCCATCTTCTTTAGATAATCTGACATAGATGGCGGCATGATAGATTTTATTGATATTCTGATACATATCTTACCTCCTTTTATTACGTCAGAAAATCCATGTAATAAAAGGGGGCTGCATAATTTGTCCTTACTGACATTCTAACACAGTCCCCTCAATCTTGCCAGTACTTTTTCAGACACTCAGAAGCATATTCTCAAATGCCTGCTCCATAGATATACCGTTATTGGCAAATCTGACTTTTACTTTCATATTGCCGATCCGGACCAAATATGGATTTCCTACTTTATTCAGAAAAATATCTCTCCGTTCCTGAAGCGATTTATTTCTGTCTGCTTTTATCATCCGTAGATCAGTCATTTCATTGATATCTACATCACTGAAATCCTGCTCCAGATAGTTTCTATATTCCTCTGCCGTCATGCCCTTCTCCTTCCATTCCCATCTGAATCTGTACTGCTTTCAGTACCCGATCCAGGCTCCACTTATTTACTCTTCCGCATTTCTCAATAATACATTTCGTAGAAATGCTCATAACCTGTTCAGCCAGTGCCAGGCTTCCTTTTCGGATTCCCGTCATATCATATTTGCTGATAAATACATGTGTTGGCAAATACCGTTTCTTATAAATTCTTGATGTCAGCGGAACTACCGTTATGACTGAACTGTATGTATTGGCTTTATTATTACTTACTACGATCACCGGTCTTACTCCACCCTGAACAGATGTTGTAGGAAACATACCGAGATCTGCCCATAAAATATCTCCTCTGCGGATTGTCATTTGTCCTCTCTCCAATCTATTATTTTTATTTGTAAAGCATCCATAGCGCTATATTGGCTCCACAGGAATACGGCAGAGTTTCTTTCCCATAGGGAAAGCTCTGCCGCATAACCTCTATAGCCAATTTGATTATTAAACAGTGCTCGCTCGATTCTATTTATCCTCGATACCCCGAATCGTTACTCCCGCATATGCAGGAAGGGAATAATAACCTGCCCAGATGCATACTCCGGACCACAACCCGGAAACTCTCGTTTCCAGGCTCCAGCAGTTCATAGGTTTACCAGTTACAGACTTCTCAGGATCTGCAAGTGTATCGCATCTCATACATATCATCGCATCACCAGCCTGCCAGCTGGCTTCGGTCAGTGCTTTTTCGCAGCATTACAGACTGAACTAAAAATCTTTGTTTTGTCTTATAATCCTATAGCGGCATCTTCCTCGTGCTCTTTGCATGAAATGTCACGTCAGTTATTATTGGATATTCAGTTATCATGGTTCATTTTAGGAAGTCCTTTAACTTCCTCTAATTACTAAAGTCAAATGACTTTGGCAAATGCAAAAGATTTTGAAAAATTTTTTAAAAAAATTTATTCATATACATTTCACGCATCTTATTAAGAGTGGATTTCAGCTTGTATGACAGCATCTGTCTGGAAATCCCCATAATCTCCGCCATCTGTGTCTGTGTCTTGTTTTCAAAGAAAATGCCATAAATAATCATGCGTTCCTCTGAGTTCAGTTGATTGATCACTGTGTGAATATCCTGCTGTTCCATTTTTGTCAGTACACAGTGCTCCACATCACAGTTCAGATCTGGAAAATCCTCAATCATGAAGCCTTCTCCATCAATGGACTGACCGCTGTAAGGTACTTCTCTCAGCATCTTATCCACAACCTCACCCAGTTCATTCTTAATCTCAACTTTTTTTGCCTTGCTGCTTCTGTAAAAATTATTCATCGCATACGCAACTTCTTTTGTAATCTCGATCATTTCTCCATCAATATTTGCGTAATACTTTCCTTCGTAAAAATATGGGTGTTCAATATACATATCCGTTCCTCCTGAATTTGAAATCTTGTTGCTCGTTTCAAATCCAGAAGGCGGACCTCTGTTTAGGATCATGCCTGCTCCGCCTTTATCCTGCCGGGATACGCCCGCAGTTATTGGCTGAGAAATTCAGGCACGAAAAAAAGCCCCAGTAGTTTTTTCTTAACTACTGAGGCTTTCGTCTCTTTCTTGTATTCAGTTATCTATGCCTTCTTTCATCAGCATAATCATTGTATCAGGATAAAGTTCACAAAGTATCCGCAATATATTCCCATAAGTTCATATCATTATTGGAATCGTACATATTTCAGTATAAAAAGTTCATCGTGTTATTCTTCTACTTCTTTTCCATCTATATATAGTTGAAATTTATCAGGATGATTGACTACATCATAGTCCTTTCCGTATTCTACAGGTCTATATTCGGCTGTCATTACCGATTCCCCATCTTCAATATCCTCTTTCCATAAATAGATGTTCATATCAAGGCTCGTCGCATATCCCCTGTCTGTGGAGAATTTTGTCGAATAAAATGAATCATCCTTGTACATCTGCAAAAGTTCTCTTGCAAAAGCTTCTTTATCCCCGATATGTCCCCGGTTAGCAACCACTGTAATATTTTCATCTCGATTTACGGAAAATGTTCCAACTACATCCGGTTCGCCTTCCTTATGACCAGATTCAGATTTCCCATAAATACTTCCTGCAGCAATTATCAAGATCACTGCTCCTGAAATCAATGCAATTATCTTTTTCTTCATATTTTTATTTTCCTTTTAGTTTTTTTACTGCGTAATTGATTACTTCTTCCGGTGTAGGTCTTTCTCCTTTAAGTGTCATTTTCTTCCATTCTTCCTGCACAGCCGGATTAGGATTATCAAATCCTGCATCTATGGCTATCTGCATTTCTCTGCGTACTTCTTCTGGTGTTGTGTTGTACTTTTCTGCAATTTTCTCATAAATAGTTTTTTCTCTCATTTACCCGCCCTCCGGTTTCAAAGAATTATTTATAGTTCTTTAGAACTACTATATCATGATTCTCACTATGAAAAAAGATACTTTCGCAAATGAAGCCATAAAAAAGAACAAAAAAAGAAGAGCTTAATGCCCTTCGATTTCAATGCCTATTTCATTAGTCTACCAAAGCTCTGACAGCATTTAAAATTCTTTTCTGCTCGTCCTTTGGCAATTTCCCTATCATATCAGATAATTCATTAGTAACACCTGTGACAGAATGTGTCACAACATCTATCAGTAGCGCATCAGCCGATACATCAAGTGCATTGGCAATTGCTACAAAGGTATCCAACTTTGTTACTTTCAGTCCTCTTTCTATCACACTGACATGTGTTGTACTTAAATTTACCAGCGCCGCCAGTTCTTCCTGTGTAAGATTTTTTGCTTCTCTTGCTGCTTTGATTCGCTGACCAACCGCTTTTAAATCCATCATAGCACCTCCTTCAGAACGATAATTCGGTCTAAAATTAGTATACTGATGGATAATTGAAAGATACAGAATCCGCAAATCAAGTTATAGTTCTATAGAACTAGATTTCACTTTTTTATACATGCAACACACAAAAAAGCCACCAGAAGAATTAGTATCCCCTGGTAGCTCCATTAAAATTTATCATTTGTTAATGTGCAACACTCATGCTCTCGTCAATCCATTTCTGTACCATTTGAGCACTTACATTAAGATAGTGGGCTATTTTATCAACTTTCATTCCATCCGCAGCCATGGATAATGCTG